AGTTTGAGTTTATTGGGGCTATCCTTGAGACCGCCACGGCCACAGATACGGTATCTGCCAATGTAAGTGTCCAAAGCTCGGTGAGCGAGACGGCCACGGGTACGGATTCTGACGTTGGGTTCTTGACCATGATGGCCGAGGTGCTGGAGACGGCCACGGCGGCAGCTGAGTTTGTGGCGGCTATGAACTACATGGCTGCTATATCTGAGGCAGCGACGGCGGCAGACTACATTTACGCCGAGTATCTCTGGAACCCAATTGACGACACCCAGACGGCCAACTGGGGGGATATCAATAACGAACAGACGCCTGGCTGGACCCAGGTCACGGATACGCAGTCGCCGGGGTGGACGGCTGTGGGGACAACTCAAACGCCGGGGTGGGCTAATGTGGATGACACACAGGCTCCTAACTGGCAAAATATCAACATGAACTCGTAAGGATCCCATGCTGGCTTACATGATCACCAACAACGTCAACGGGCACCGGTACATAGGTATCACGGTTTGCTCGTTGGAAAAGCGTTGGCGGGAGCATCGTAGTGCAGCCAATACAGGAAGCCAGAAGCGCCTGTACAAGGCTATGAGGAAGTATGGCCTAGAGAATTTTGCGGTTGAGAAGATCTACGACGCCACGTCCTTTGATGATTTGCAAGAGGCGGAGAAGCGCTTTATTGCCCAGTATGAGACCCATGCAAGCCTGAACAAAGGATACAACTTGACCTCAGGAGGGGAAGGTCGGGATCGTGTGGATCAGTTGTATGGGGAGCAGTTGCCATCTGTACTGACCAATGACGTGATTGCGTTTATTAGAGATCCCGCAAGACAGGGCGTTTCAAATTCTGCTCTACTGGATGAAGTTGTAGATAGGTTTGGGATTAAATGTTCTCGTGACACAATCCGTGATGCGCGGCGAGGAGACACTTGGACGCATCTTAATGAACAGTATCCGCCAATCAAATCTGGACAGGGAAATAACAAGGCACCTGCAACAGAAGAGCATAAAGCAAAGGCGCGGGCTATCTTAGATTTGCATCGAACAGAAGCTCTCAAGAAGCTGGCCGAGTCTAAGAAGGGTAAGCGCGGACCCAATGCCAGATTATCAGAAGACACGGTACGGGATATTTTCTACAATCAAGACTCGCTGTTAAAAACAGCGCACAAATTTGGGGTCAGCAAGAAAATGGTTTTGTTGATCAAGCAGCGCAAAGCGCATGTGTATTTAACGCAAGGACTTTAATATGCCAACAGCAGCAACTTCATTGCTTGGTCTAGCTCTTCCGGTTACTGGTGAACTTTCAGGGGTTTGGGGCCAAACTGTTAACGATTCCATTACAACCTTGCTTGATTCAGCCGTTGCCGGTACGACCACGCTCAGCACGGACGCTGACGTCACGCTGACTACCACGACTCTTGCGGCAAACCAGGCTCGTCAGGCTATTCTGCTGTGCTCAGGCGCACGCACGGCGCTACGTACCATCACGGCCCCGGCCCAGTCCAAGATCTACACGATCATCAATGCGACGACGGGTGGGTACTCGGTCAAGCTGGTAGGGGTTGGTCCTACGACGGGGCTAACGATCCCGAACGGCGCTTCGGCGGTTGTGGCTTGGAACGGCTCTGACTTTATTGAGGTTGGCTCTTCTACTGTTGGTAACCTGACGGTTAACGGGAACCTGTCTGTCACGGGAACTACATCCCTTACTGGCGTGGCTACGCTTACTGCAAATCCGGTCTTATCAGCAGGCACAGCCAACGGAGTAGCGTACCTCAACGGCTCCAAGGTAGTCACCACTGGTTCTGCGCTGACGTTTGATGGGACAAGCCTTGGCCTTGGTCGTGCTGCTGCGTTTGGTGTTGGAACCGGAATTGAAATCTATCGTTCCGGGCCTGCAACACTTAGACTAAACAACGCATCAGTGGGAGCTGAGAATGCGTTTGAAATTCAAACGCCGAACAGTGGGCCTGTTCAGTTTACATCTTACAACTCTCGTGATTTTGCTTGGAGCACGACTGGCTCCGAACAAATGCGCCTAACCAGCACAGGGCTGGGTATTGGGACGAGTTCTCCTGCAACACGGCTTTCAGTTGATAACACGCGCAGTGATACCGCAGGAACTGGTTGGTTTACATATACCAACGCTGCTGTAACAAGCGGCAAACGAGGTATGCGTGTTGATACCAATAATATTTATTGGTTTGACTATTACAACGGTTCTTCTTGGTCAGCTCAAATGGGCCTCGACTCCTCCGGTAACCTCGGATTGGGGGTTACGCCGAGTGCTTGGGACAGCAGCGTTAAAGCATTGCAAGTAGGCAGCGGCGCAGCTTTGTATGATTTCGGCTCTGCAAACGTGGTGCTTGGTAGCAACACCTACTATTCTTCAACTGGCAACAAATACATTGCCACTGATTACGCAACTAATTACCAGCAAAACAACGGCGCTCATATTTGGTATACGGCAGCCTCCGGCACAGCAGGTAACCCCATCTCCTTCACCCAAGCAATGACGCTGGATGCGAGTGGGAGGTTGGGGATTGGAACTACAAGTCCTCAAACAAGACTTGTTGTTTCTAGTGGCAACGAAAACATTGAGTTTTCCACCGGAAATGTTTCACTTAACGGCGGCGTTATGGAGTACATCAACCGTACAACGGCGACGACACGTCCTGATTTTAACTACTACATAGGCACTGCTGGATCACATAAGTTTTTCACAAACGGATCAGAACGCGCCCGTATCGACTCCAACGGTAACTTCTTAGTCGGAACTGCGGCTATCTCGACAACTGCAACAGATGGCTTTTTATATATACCCACCTGCGCTGGAACTCCTACTGGTACACCTACAACAAAAACCGGCCTTGCTCCGATGGTTATAGACAGTACAAACAACAAAATGTATATCTATTCTGGAGGTGCTTGGAGAGCTTTGAACTAATTTTTAAAGGAAACTGAAATGACCGTAACCTGGACAATCACTAATCTTGACCGCCGTACCTCTGACGGTTTCGTTACCACTGCTCACTGGCAATGCGTAGGCACGGACGGCGACATCTCTGACTCTGTGTATGCCACCTGCTCATGGGATGGCGAGCCTGTAGCGGCTTATGCTGATCTGACCCAAGACCAAGTCTTGGCATGGATCTGGGAGACGGTGGACAAGGACGCGACCGAAGCGGCCGTGCAAGCCAAAATTGACGCGCAGAAGAACCCAGTCAGCGCTACTGGGGTTCCTTGGTAATAAGGGGTATCGCCGCTGCCCCATCTCAGCGGTTGCATTTGGAGTAAACATGGACGACAAAAAAATCGAACTAAGCCTGAGCCTGGTAAACGCCACTCTGCAGTATCTGGGTACGCGCCCGTACGGCGAGGTGTTCCAGCTGGTTCAAGCCATCCAGGAGCAGGCAATCCCTCAGGTGCCGATGCCTGAGACCAAACCGGACGAAGCCCCGGTTCAGTGAGGTAATCATTGATCCAGTTACTGCGTTCACAATGGTTTCGGGCGCTATCTCAGGCGTTCGCAAACTCTGTGCTCTGGTCAAGGAAGCTCAGGCGGCTGGCAAAGAAGTAGCTGATCTGACAAGCCAGGTTACACATCATGTTGGCAAGGTACTGGAGCACACGCAGGAACTGAAGAAAGCGGAACTTGAAGTTAAGAAGAACCCACCAAAGGGGAAATCGCTTCAAGTTCTTGCTTTTGAGGAGGTCGCCAGGAAGGTTGAGTTGAAGCAGCAGTACGAGTCGCTGCGCAACATGATCATCTATGAGCTGGGATTGCCAGGAGGGTTTTGGGCAGATTTTGAGAAGACGCTGTTCCGCCTGGAGCAGGAGCATGAAAGGGACATGGAACTAGCCGAGCAGATGCAAAGGGAACTGGAATGGCAACGCAGGGTCAAACTAGATCAAATGCAAGAGGTGGCCCTGGAGGTGGTAATCGTGCTGGTAATGGCGGCGTATCTCGTGGCTCTAATCTGGTCAGTGATGCTCCACCAGAAGAACCGATTGGATATTTGGTTGGCATGACGATCCTGGCTTTTTTGTTTGCGATCATGCTGCCTGTGATGATGTTCATGTACATTGACATGCAGAGGCTGAGGCTAGAGAACGAGCGGATTACCCACAAGATTGGCAAGTACCGGGATTTGATTGAAAGGTGCGACAGGTGAGCGAACAGGACAAGGCGCTAGGAGTACTGGACAGGGTGCTGGCCTATGTGGACAGCCCGTTCAAGCTCGTCGCCCTCCTAATTATGTTTGTGTTTGGGTTCTGTGCCTGGTTTGTTTACAGCAACCAAGAACTGCTGGTCGGTGCATACAAGGAAAGCCAGAAGCTGCCCAGCATCAATGAGGCCCGGGCGGACGATGCGGCGGCGATTTTGTTTAGGTACGGTGGCGCACAAACTGTGGCCATCTTCAAGGTCAACCCGTTATTTGGCACCCGGGTCTTGTACCGGGCGTATACAAAGGAAGGGCGCGACAAGCGCATGGAGGGCATCGATGTCGGTCTCTTTACACAAAACCCCAACAATAATGCAGACGTTGTCCGCCTTATGGCAGGAGAGACGCCATGCGGCGATTACCACAAGCCACAAAGCGAAATCGGGCTGTGGTACGTCGAAGTTGGTGTCACCCACGGCTGTCGAATCTCTGTACCACCGGACAACACACGTTTCATCGGTCAAATTACCGTCGGGTTCAAAGATAAACCTGAGAGCATAGAAGACGTGCAATCCCTCATGGCGATTGCTTCATCAATGTTAACCAAAAAGAGTTACTAAATGGGTGATATTCTTAGCGTAGTTGGGGGCGGCTTATTCGGCTCCCTTTTTGGTGGGTTCTTCCGGCTTGCCCCGGAAGTGCTCAAGTTCATGGACAAGAAGAACGAGCGCCAGCACGAGTTGGCCATGTTCGATAAGCAGTGCGACCTGGAGAAAGTCCGGGGCCAGCAGAAGCTGGCTGAGATTGCCGCGCAACGGGAGCTCGCCGTAGACACTGGGGTGATGGACGCCTTGAACTCTGCGATCCAGCAGCAGGCCGATATGGTCAAAGCTGCCGGTGGTTGGGTTGCTTCCCTGTCCGCCTCGGTCCGTCCGGTGGTCACTTACTGGGTCATGCTGGTCTGGTCCCTGGCCCATGTCTGGCTGTGCTGGAATGCGTGGCTTCACAACGTGCCGGTGGCTGAGGTGTTCAAGATGATTATGTCGCCTGACTTTGTGGCGCTGGTCTCTGGCACGATCAACTACTGGTTCCTCGACCGCACCTTGGCTAAGCGTGGGCTATGAATCTGGAACTGGCGGCGGGGCTGTGTAAGCGATTTGAGGGCTTTCGGTCCGCCCCCTACCTATGCCCGGCTGGGATTCCCACGATTGGCTATGGATCCACCTATTACGAGGATGGCCGCAAAGTCACCCTCCAGGATCCCCATATAGACGACGCCCGGGCATCTGCCCTCCTCATGCATGAGCTGCAGCACACCTTCCTCCCCGGGGTTTTGCGTAACTGCCCTGGCCTGCTGACGGATGAAAAGCGCTGTAATGCCATCGTAGATTTTTGCTATAACCTGGGCGTTGGACGCTTGCAGACAAGCACATTAAAGAGGAAAATCAACGCCCAAGACTGGGACGGAGCCAAGGAACAATTGATGCTCTGGACCAGAGGTGGCGGGCGCGTTCTCCCCGGCCTAGTTAAACGGCGTACAGCAGAGTGCGCGTTACTCGGGGGTTGACATGAATTTTTTAGCTAGTGTTCTCCTTGTTGATGGCGGGGTACCATGCCG